AGCCAATAATCTTCAAGCATGGTCATGAACTTACGGTCATCTCTAAGATCACCGGTTGTAGCATCATAGACTAAACGATTCTTATGCTTAGTCATCATATCTTTTACATATTGCTCAGCCTTCATCTTAGGAAGGTTACCTACATCGATATAGAAAATACGACGTTCAGGTGCACGAGAAATACGATAGATAACAGTTGCATCTTCAAGAATACGTAGTTGGTTAAGAGGTTTGATTGCTTTATGTAGATATCCTAGGACTAAACGATTATCCTTATCCATGAGCCCGGATGTGACATGGAGGATAGAATCTTTAGCAATTCTCAGACCTTGGTTATCCATACCTGTAGCACTGGCACCACGGAAACCACGTTCATTATACATATAGAATTCATCAGTGGTTATGTTAATAAAAACATTTCCACGGCGTTCTCTTTTAATTGTTCTAATTTTTCTGATCTTACGAGGATCAATATATCTAAGTTCTTGAATACCAGCACGAGGATTGTTTTCATCAATCATCACGTGATAAGACAAACGGCCATCAACATACCATCTGCGGAAAATTTCAAATCCATAGTTATTGATGTTTAATAATTCAGCAATAAGATTCCATTCATCACTAATCATATCCTTAATATTATCTGACAAATCTAAATTGTCTAGATTAATATCAACGATTTCTTTATTGCCATCTTTGACAATTGCTTCATTTACAATTTCGTCAATGGCACCTTCACATTCTGGTTGCAATGACATTTCTCTGTATTTTGCTACGAGCTCGGCTTCAGTCTTAGCTGAACCTTCTAAGTCTAGATAAGTACCGTAAGCACCACCAGCAGATACAGTTAAGGCCCCGTCATCTACCTCTTGAATGGCAAATGACGGGATATCCTTATCTTCATTACTTCTTTTAATCTCAAAGCCAAATAGCTGAATAGCCAAATCATATACTCCTAAAGTCGACGTATACTATATATTATCCTTGATTGCCGATACTTCCTGTAACGCCAGAATCGAGCACCCAATTATCATATTCCCAATCGACTACGAACTCTTCGATACGGTCAGTTCTATCCCAGCCAAGATCAATGGCTTGAATTCTACCTGGATATAGACCTTCAAATCTATATGTACGGAGTTCATTTCCAAGCTTATCATATTGTGTTACTGTTGCGTCAGTCTTATAAGCAATTGAAAGACCGGTGCTCAGACGAGCATTTCCTCTCATTTGATTAATAGCATTTGACCATGTTTCCAGTGAGTTACGGATGATGAAGTTTTCATCATTCAGAACTGTTGTACTCCATGTTGGGAATGTTCTATCCCCAGCAAGCTTCAGTACACGACCAAAGTAAGGAACTGAGATAAGACCCAGATCTGACGATGGAAGATTTGCCGAGCTTACTAGGAATGGAGAGGCTGTTAGGTCAATTCCACCTACAATACTTGGTGCAGTAAGAGTAACTTGGAACAGAGTAGGACGAGCGCCACCCAGTGCAAAGTTACTCTTGAAGTTTGAAACGCTAAAACTTACAGGCATGATGTTTCTCCTTTAATTCGTTCTATTAGAAATTGCCAATAATGGTAGAGAAGTCAACACCTGTTCTAACAGCAACAAAGTTCAACTGAATGAAGTTGATTGACTTTGCTGGTTGAATGTAAATGTCTCCAACAAATTGGTTAGAGTCGATTACCTGAGGAGTGTTGTTTGTTGCATCACATACCACGATGAAATTATAGATACCGTTTCTGCCCTGAATATCACGCAGGTAAGGTGAAACATAATTTACAAACTGTGCACGTGTATAAGCATTGTTAATTTCAAAGAGGCTCGATTGAGCTGCCTTTGCAATTGCTTTTTCAACAGTAATGAACAGTCTGCGAACATTGATACGATCGAATGCTGATGGGAATCCTTGCAGAGTCTTATCACCTAGCAGAACCGTACCTTGACCTGGAAGTGTAACAACTGGGTTAATGTATGAGTTATATAGAAGATCGCGTTGAGCCTTATTTGGATTAAATGGAAGCTTTACGACATTCTTAATTTGACCACGATTGAATCCAGCTGGTGAATACCAAGGATCACGTACTTGGTCAGTATAAGCACAAAGACCAGCAATGTCACCATTCAGAGGTACATAACGATATAAGTCGTTATAACGGTCATATTGATACTTATAACCGGAATCCATTACTGCATAAGAAGATGCAGTGGTCAGATTATTATAGAAGGCAAGAATATTATTCAGTGCACTTCCACCGGCTTGCTGAGGAACTGCGTCAGGAAGAGCTGGCGAGATGAATGCAACGCAATCCTTACGATAGTTTGCAATTTCGCTGATCAGATAATCTGACATTACAGCATAGTTGACACCTGGGCTTGATGGCGATGATGTTTCAGCAGAAGCACCACGAGCCTTACCGCAGAGCAGCAGAGAAATATCAATATTTTCTTTTGATTGATAAAGAACATATCCACCCTGAAGAGCAGCAAGCGAGCAATTTGCTTCGCCGTTACCATCAGAAGCACCGATCATTGCTGCCTTATAAGACTGCAGTGATGATGAAGAAGCAACAGTTGCTGCATTAGCGGAAGAAGCTGAACCGTAATCTACTGTACCTGCCCAAATATACTTTGAAGTATTATTCAGAACATTCTTATAGTACGATGTTGCACCTTGAGATGTCTTAGCATCTGTAGCACGTGACAGGAATGGGAATACTTCAACCACTGCACCAACGGTACCTGTAATTTCACCAGTTGCGTCTGCAACTACTACGTGAAGTTGGTCATCTGCAGTAAATCCACGAGTCATCAGATAATCTGATGTAGCTGGTGCACCTGGAACTTGGTTATAATATTCCCAAGATGTTTTTGCACTAGACTGTACTACGTTTGCACCCAGAAGAACTGGAGTTGCAAGAGTAACTGTTAATGTAGAATTAAATCCTGCACCTGATGTACCACCAGTTGTACCAGAAGGAGTAATTCCTGTGATTTGCAGATTCTGATAACCTAATGAAGAGTTACCAACTTCGAGGAAGTTACCAACCTGCAGTACGCTATTTGCTAGGTAAGCAGCAACAGCATTTGCTTGCGAAACAGAAGCATTTGCAAGACCAACAATTGTTGTTACAGTTACTGTTACATTAGCTGAACCGGTGTTAGATGTAAATGTAACCGATGCAATATTAGCACCAGATACTTGATCGTTTACCGAATTGTTGCTAATGACTTGTTGATATGCAGAAGGAGAGTCGCATACAGAGATCTTTAGGCTATTACCTGTAGTACCTGGATACTTAGCAACAAATGCGATAGAGTTATATGGAGAACCGGATGCCGCTGCGTAGTTTGAATTATAATCATCTACGTTCATAACTTCGATGTTAGCAGTTGCTAGTGGAGTGGCATTTGCACCAAGTACTGGAGCAACGGCATTAAATGCGCCATCTGTAACACGAACAACCCAAAGTTGATTTCCATATGAAAGGAAGTTGGCTGCTGTAAAGAATGTTTCATAGTTATAATCAGTTGGCTTACCAAAAACATTTACTACATCATTTTCAGATGTAACAAAAGATTTGATGCCTACTGGACCCCACTTAAAGATACCTGCCATGGCACCGATTGTGGTGGATACTGCGGGTACTGTAGTAGTTTGGTCAAACTCACTTACATTAACACCAGGACTAATTTGAATGGCCATTTTTGTCTCCTTCATACAAAAATAAAAGAAAGTAATATAGTAAAAGTTCTATTGGTATTTATAAAATCTGTAACTTTAATAAAACGATTTGAATATACCTGCATCTTCATCGAAATATGGATCTACTATTTGTGCAATATCATCTGCTGCACTGCCATTATCATATAATCCAAAGGGTAAAACATCATCTTCTGTATCTTCAATAAGTGTATTTCTGATATCTGTATCTGATACATCTTTAAAATAATTCTGATTTACTAACCATGAGAATAATACACAACACATAACTAAGTCATCATGGAAGCCTTCTTCTGCTTCATATGATGCATTGTTTTCAACAAAGCGAGTCATTTCAAATAATAAATCAAAATCATTAATAATAAGTTTATTGTTTTCTACAAGAGTTTTAAAGTTAGCACAACCAATACGTTTTACTTGTTTAGTAGTCTTTACACCCATTTGTGGTTTACGATTACCAAATCCGCCGGTAACCTTTTGACCAGCACGGCCTTTGATCTGTGTAGTCAATACTCCATCATATTCTAAGTCATGATGAAGAATATCAACTACTTGTTGACCAATATCATTTGTTTCAATAAGTACAAGTGCATTATTATAATGATTACCTAATTCATAGATAACATTAGGATACATAAGAGCCGGAATATCACTTCTTCTAAACTTACAAGCTATTCTATATGGAATTTCTGTAATATCAAATACTATGAATGCTGAATAATCAATATCAACGCCTCTTGAAGTATCAGCAACAAGAACATATCTACGATCTTTCATAGGTTGTTCATAAATGTCAACACCATTATGAGATATAAGAGGATTTTTATATGTAAGTTGTTGTAGCTTTTTAGAATCAATAAGTGTATTCGATGAACCTAAGAATTCACATTCAAATTCTTGTTGGAATTGTCTTTCAGAAGTATTTGAAATAGTTTCTTCACGCCACGCAGCATCTCTTCCTGGAATATTTGACCAGTGTACAGATACCCGTTTATACTTATTTCTGCCTTCTTCTGAATCTGTCCAAAGTTTATAGAATAGATTCATTCCTTTAGGTGTTGATGTAATAAGAATCTTTGTCTTCTGACCTGCAGTAATAGCAGGATAAACTGAAGTCATAAATTCTTCTTGAATATTTGTAGGTACGAATGCAAACTCATCAAGATATACGAGGTTCTGTGTTGTACCACGAATAGCATCTGATGATGTAGATGATGCAGTAATAACTGAATTATTTTCGAGTTTCATATGACTCTTTGCCCATTCAACTACACCTTGTTGTAACCAAATAGGAACATGCTCAAATGCTAATTGAATTCTTGAAAGAATTTCTCGTGCTTGTTTTTCTTTGTTAGCTAGAATAGCAATCTTGAAATTGCTCTTGAATAAAACATACCAAAGTAATAATGCTGCTACAGTAGTAGTCTTACCAACCTGACGTGGCATCTTACAAATAACGAATCGGTTATCAATAGCAGACTTAACCATTTCTTCTTGGAATGGCCATAGCTCAAAGTTAATAAGACCATGATCTGGATGAATAATTTTTACATATGTTTTAATAAAATAAATTGGATCATCACGACACTTTAAGAATTCACGAATAGTATCCGCATTCCATTCAATTCCAACTCCAGCTCTCTTAAGATTACTATTTCCTAAGAAGTTAATATTATCACTCATCTTTTTTCAACATATCTAATAATTCTTGAGTTGTACCAACAAATAAATTATTGTTAATGGTTTCTTTATTATTGATTGTAATTTCTTCTTTTCTTAGATCTTTTCTTTTCTTATGTAAATCTAAAAGATCTTTATTAGCTTCTCTCATAGTATTCAGTAATGCTGCCACAACTTCAAATGCACGAGGATGTTGAGATTGTTTTGCAATTTCTAGCATCTCTTCAAGAGCATCATGAGAAGTTTTGATTGTGTCATACATCATTGATCGCACATAAGCAATATCTTCATCTTGTTGCTGTCTGTCTACGGCAGCAGCATCAGAATCGGCATAAACTACAACGTTATTCTCTTTAACTAAAGGCGTAACATTTAGAATATCCGCCATCTTATCTTTTTTGCTCATGTATTAATCTGCTTTAAAACTCAGTAATATATCCATAATTATCAGTTAGGAAAATATTATTTGCTGGAATGGACGCCGATGCATTAGAAGTTGGCTGGCCATTTGCTGTTAATCCTGGTATAATATTAAATAAATTTATATTTTCAGCATTTACTGAAATATTCTTAATAATTGGTCCAGAATTAATTGGACCGTAAATGTATGCTTTCATAGTAAAGTTTAATGTCCAAATAATGAACTCGTCTGTTTCAAAACTATCTTCATAATTATCATCATACGATATATTATTTAGTATAATTGGTATAGTTGTGTTTCCATAGTCCATATCGGGAATTAAATTTACTGAAGTGTTTAAA